GGGCCGCAGAAGCCGTGTAGCTAAGTTCATCCGCGACAACCAAAACAAGACAGGCCAAAGCGTAACAGCTACAGCATCAGCTAGATCTAAGGCACTTGCAGCTTACAAAGCAAAACAAGCAGAGATCGCTAGGAAAAAGGCCGAGGCTGCTGAACAGGCACGACAGAGACAGCTTGCAAAAGACGAGGAAGAAGCACGGAAACGTGCGGCAGCAAAAGCACAGCGTAAAGAAAACGAAGCAATGTTTAATGACGGTACACGTCAGACTGCTGAGTATGCTCCAACCAGCCCACAGCAGACTTTGCTTTTAGGCACAGGCATGGACTTAAAGAACGTGCTTATTGTACTGGAAGAACTTGCCAAAAGCGATGACTACAGTGCATCTGCCAAAGCAGCTTTGAAGAGTCTAAAATCTGGTGGAGCTATCGAAGTCGATGGACGCCCAGCTTTAAGCAACTTGATAAGAATCATCAACGCTGCTGTAGACACAGGCCGATCATCTGCACAGGTTGTTAGACCAAACGGACGTGATTTAGGAGCGTTTGAACGCTACAAAAACGGACAAGCTGAGAACGCAAACATACAACGCGGCATCGAAGCCAACAAAGCAGCAGCCCAAGCACTTATAGATGCCGTTGATGCCGACCAGACATTAGATCCTGTGACTAAAGGTATTATTAAGGGAAAGTTAAACATCTTTCAAAAAGATGTTCTAAGTGCTGATCCACTTGGTCGAGCACAGCAAGAGCTGCAAGAAGCTGTTACAGCGATCCAAGCCAACAACGGTAACATCGAAGCCGCACAGCAGTATTTAGGTCAGTATATCAAGAGGATTGAGACGCAGCAAAGAGCTAGGCAGAAACAACAGCAGCCACCTGAGCCACCGCAGCCACCTCAACCACCACAGCCGCCACAGCCAAAACCAGCGCAGCCAACTGACCCAATCGTAAGCACTGTAACACCTAGTTTTGCTGTTCCTAGTAAAGCTGTGTCTATAAAAGGACTGACACAGCAGCTAAAAGACGCACAGAACGACCCAAGAAATAAGCATTGGGGGTCTACAAGACCTGACCAAAGAGGAGAAGCAAAGTTAGGCAGTGCTTTTACACCAGAAGCCGTTGCTTTTATTGCAGCCATCAAACCCGAAATTGACGAGATCTGTGATCGTTTGGGTATACCTCACATACGAGGTATGGGGTCTATAAGATCTAATTCTCGCACCATCGCTTCAATGGGCGGCGGTATCATGTACTTCAACCCTGCTTATTTCAACGATTGGGCATCTGGCGGTACAAAAGGCGGCACAACAGTAGAGTATGATCCAGACGTTACGTTTGCTGATAGACCGCATAACAACTTTAGGTACTATAAGACCGGCATAGATAGAGCTAGGGCAGTTATGTACCATGAGATAGGACACCATATTCATCAAATGATGCTGCCTAATGCAACTGACGCCTTCGGCAGACCAGTTGTGGATGTAAATGGGGATTCGATGGCTTTTGTAAAAGACACCGACGTTGAGAAATGGTTATCGGAGAATCAAAAGTCTTTTTTAAGTATAGAAAAGAAAGACGGTTTAGTGTCCAGATATGCTGCTAAAAACCAGTATGAATGGTTTTGTGAACATGTTTCTGAATACTTTATGGGCAGCAAAGACAGGGTTGTATCAGAAGCGGTATCTTTGATAGAATCTTTGTTGTTAAAAGGAGATCTAAGCGATGCGTAGCGAAGCTATGAAACAGGCAGAAGACATACTAGAAGAAAAAGGTTTAGACCTTACAGAAGAGGATGTCCGAAAGATTGATGCGCTTGTTGAAGATTTTACTGAAGAAGAAAAAGAAAACGACATAGTTATGATCTACGGCACAATCGAACAGCTTAGAGAACATCCTCGCACAAAGCTGTTACCAGCAGATGGGAGCACCTAAGAACCCACGCCTCAAATCGCCTTCTAAAACAGGCCGTGGTATCCATCCCCAGAAGGCACCCAAGAACAACTATTTCTCGACACTCATGCAGACCCCAGAGGGTCGAGAGCTAAGACGACAGTGGTCGCTGAAGAAGCGAAAGAACGCTGGTCGTCCTAAAGGTACGCCCGATGGTCTTCGGAAAGAGCAAGCCGATGCTATGAGGGCTAAGATTAAAAAGGAAGCAGTAAAGGTGGTAGAAATCATGGCTGAAAAAGCTGGAATAGAAGACGAATATGCAAAGGAAGCTCTAGGCACTGCCGTAGAGGTCATGCGTATGCAAGGCGAAACCCGTGAACGTCTGTCAGCCGCACGGCTGATCTTAGACTTCACCAAGCAGAAGCCTGTGGCTAAGTCGGAAGTAGCTGTGGCGAAAGCCGAGGACTTCTTGGCATCGTTGTTAGCTGAAGAAGAAGATGCACCCGAAGCTAAAAGCAGTTCGTAAGCGTCTACTCACCGACTTTCCTTTTTATGCAAAATCCGCACTAAAGATCAGAACAAAAGCAGGTGACATTGCTCCACTGAAGTTGAACCCTGCACAACAAATCCTCGACAAAGCAGTACAACAGCAACTTGATGCCGAAGGCAAGATTAGGGTCATTATCCTAAAAGCTAGGCAGCAAGGACTAAGTACCTACACGGGCGGTTACTTATATTACGCTGTGTCACAACAAAAAGCCCGTAAAGCTATGGTGATTACACACCATGCGGATAGTACCAGAGCTTTGTTTGATATGACGAAGCGACTGCACGAACACTGTCCACCGATCTTGAAACCTCATACGAAGTACAGCAGTAGAAGGGAATTATCATTTGATGTCCTTGACTCAAGCTATGTCGTTGCCACAGCGGGTGGTGACTCAGTTGGTAGGGGTGAAACGCTCACCCACGCGCACTGTAGTGAGATGGGCTTCTGGCCTAAATCAACGGCTCAAGACATATGGAATGGTCTGGCACAGGCTGTCCCGAATACTGCTGGCACTGCTATCTTTATCGAAAGTACGGCAAACGGTGTAACGGGTATTTACCATGAACTCTGGAAAGGCGCGGTAGAAGGAACTAACGGTTTTGTACCTGTCTTTATCCCTTGGTATGTCGATCCGACATATGCAGAGGACGTACCAGAGAACTTTGAGCAAACACCAGAGGAGAAAGAGCTGGTCGAGTTATACGACCTGTCTGATGCTCAACTGATGTTTCGCCGCCGTAAGATCGCTCAGAACGGCATAGAATTATTCAAGCAAGAATATCCTGCCGAGCCTTCTGAAGCCTTCCTTACCACTGGACGCCCTGTGTTTAACCCAGAGCAACTACAAAAGAGACTGGGTAAGACACAGGATGTCAAAGAACGATTGGCCTTAGAAGGCGATGAGTTCTTACCGAACATACGCGGAGAGCTGACTACTTACTACGAACATGATGAGGGTATGCAATATGTCATTGGGGCAGATAGCTCTATGGGTATCAGAAATGGAGACTACTCAGTTGCACAAGTGCTCGACAGCAAGAAGAGGCAAGTCGCAACATGGCGTGGTCATGTCCACCCTGATTACTTTGCGGAAGTTTTGTATGCGCTAGGTGAGTTCTACAACGAGGCATTTATTATCGTCGAGAACAACAGCCACGGCATACTGACTTGTACAAGGCTAGGCAAAGACTTTGCTTACCCGAACTTTTACACAGAAGTTCACGTTGATAAGCTCACTGACCGTGAAACCATCAAGCTAGGCTTCACAACCACATCGAAAACTAAACCTCTCATTATTGACCAACTCCGAGCATCGATGCGCGAAGAAGAGGTCGAACTAAATGATAAGACAACAATCCGAGAAATGATGACTTACATCGTTACCGAAAGCGGCGCGATGGAAGCTGAACCCTCTTGTTTTGATGACTGTGTAATGAGCCTTGCATTGGCGAACCATGTCCACGAAGGCGCATGGGAACCTGTGGAGACACCTAATGAATTATACGTTGAAATGGTCTAAAACATGGCAAAAGTAGAAGATTACGAAAAGCTAGAAGATGATGAAATCGTTGCTATCCTAGATACCAACATTCGGCAATCAATCGGCTATTACGACAGCGACCTTGCAAGAGAACGCAAGAAAGTCACTGATTACTACAACGCCACGCTTCCAAAGCCAGCGCATGATGGCAACAGCCGTTATGTCAGCCAAGATGTATATGACAGCGTTGAGTCAATGAAGGCTGCACTGCTAGAGACTTTCTCTAGTGGCAACAAGATCGTTAAGTTTGCTCCGCAAGGGCCAGACGATGTGGTTCTTGCTGACGTATGTAGTGCCTACACTGATTATGTCTTGTTTAGGCAAAACGATGGTTTTGGTGTGTTTCGGTCAGTTATTCACGATGGCCTTGTTGCACGTTGCGGCATAGCCAAAGTGTTCTGGCAGGAGATGTTTGAAGACGACATCAAAGAGTTCAATCAGCTAACACAAGATGAGCTAGACATGGTTCTAGCTGAAGATGAAGTAGAGCTGGTCGAGAGCAACGAAGACGAAAACGGTCTTTTGTCTGGTCTTATCTCTACACCAAGAGATGTCAGCAAAGTCTGTATTGAGCCTGTACCGCCAGAAGAGTTCTTGATTGAAAGCCAAGCTGTAAGCCTAGACACCGTAAACTTTGTGGCCCACAGAAGCCGTAAGACACTCAGTGAGCTGCGTGAGATGGGCTTTAGTGAGAAGAAGCTGTCGAAGATCGGTGACGCACATGAAGATGTAGAGCTAGAGACAGACGCTGAGATCCTTGCACGACATAACGACATCGGGGCTGACAGAGGACACAACGCTCACGGCTACCAAGACCAAATCCGCAATATCATGGTCTACGAAGCCTACATTAACATCGACATCGAAGGCACAGGCATTGCAAAGCTGCACCGCATACTAAAAGCAGGAAACGTACTGCTTGAAGTAGACGAAGTGAAGCGCATACCGTTTGTTACATTCTCGCCTCTTCCTATTCCACATGCGTTCTACGGTAGCAACTTTGCTGAAAAGCTGATTGCCACACAGAACGCTAGAACGATCCTTACACGGTCTATCCTTGATCACGCTATGATCACCAACAACCCACGTTATATGGTTGTCAAAGGTGGTCTGACTAATCCGCGTGAGCTTATAGACAACAGAGTGGGCGGCCTAGTAAATGTGAGTAGACCCGATGCTATCTCACCAATGCCACAGGCATCATTGAACCCGTTTGTATTCCAGACGCTTCAGCTCTTAGATGAAGACAAAGAAGACAACACAGGCGTATCTCGCTTGTCACAAGGGTTGAACAAGGATGCCATAAGCCACCAAAACAGTGCCGCAATGGTCGAGCAACTGGCTACCATGTCACAGCAGAGACAAAAGATCATTGCTCGTAACTTTGCCAACCAGTTCGTAAAGCCGTTGTTCCACATGGCGTACCAGATCTGTGTCGAGAACGAAGATCAGCAGAAGATCATCGACATTGCTGGTGAATATGTGCAAGTAGATCCTTCACGTTGGGAAGACAAACGTGATGTGACAGTGCAACTGCACCTTGGATACGGAGAACAAGAAGCAGAGAGCCAGAAGCGTATGGCTATACATACTCTGTTCTCACAAGATCCAATCCTGTCATCAATGTACTTACCTCAGAACGCATATGCTCTGACCAAAGATACATTAGAAAGATCGGGCATCCTCAATGTTGCCGACTACTTGACACCACCTGATCAAATACCGCCGCCACCGCCTGATCCTGCACAAGAGATGCAGATGCAGATGGCTGCGAAACAGATTGAACTACAAGAGCGTCAGACTGCCGTTGCAGAAGCAAAGGCACAGGTCGATGCACAAGTTCAACAGATGAAGCTACAGCTTGAGAAGATGAAGGCTGAAGCTCAACACGCTCTACAGAGCGACAATCAAGACCTCAAAGAACAGCAGTTTAAGTTCAAGCAGTTCATCGACTCAAATGAGCTGGAGATCCTACGCACTGCCGAAGATCTGAGAGGTATAGCCAGCCCGACAGGGTAATAGGAGAGTGAAGTGCAGACCAACGAAGAAGAGCAGTTAATCCGTCAAGGAGAAAACGCCGAGAACCTATTAGGCATCGAAGCGTTCTCTGAAACGATTGACAAGATGGTGCATCAAACATTCCAGAACTTTGTGAACTCTAAGTCAGAGGAAACAGAGGTCAGGGAGCGTACATATGCCCATTACCGAGCCTTGGTAGACATCGTACAGACCTTGCAACAGCAAGTATCAGTAAAGAACGAGATCTTAGCCAAGTATGAACGTGACAACAACAAAGAGGGTGAATAGCACCATGTCAGACGTGCAAGAAACCAACTTAAATGAGGGCAAGCCCCTCGATATCGAAGATGCCATCCTTGCTAAATGGGACGACGCTGAAGAGCTATCAGAAGATGAGGCAGAGGCAACTCAAGATGATCCAAATGAAGAGACAGAGGATGTTCTTGAGGAAGAAGAGATAGAAGACGCCACCGAAAGTGAAGATGAAGAAACAGACCCAGACGAAGAAGAGGAAACCGACGAAGATGAAGCTGATGATTCAGAAGATGACGAAGATGGCGAAGAAGCCGCTACGGTGTCTGACGAAACTGAAGTGGAAGTTTTCGTCAATGGTGAATCAAAGATGGTATCTGTTGCGTCACTTAAACGATTGGCTGGTCAAGAAGCTAGTCTCACTCAAAAGTCTCAGCAAGTTGCTGAACAGCGAAAAGAAGCTGAAACAGCTATTGAAAAGAACCACATCGTTATCCAGAAGATGTTGCAACGTGCTCATGAGAAGCTCAAGCCTTACGCTGAAGTGGATATGCTCGTTGCCAGCAAAACTATGGAAACGGAAGACTTTGCACAACTTAGGAAAGAAGCAGCAGCCGCGCAAGACGAGGTGAAGTTTCTGGAACAAGAAGCAGATGCTTTTTATAAAGACTTGAAAGAACAGAACACACAGCAGCAGCAGAAAGCAGCTCAAGAGTGTGTAAAGATCTTACAAGAAGACTTACCTGATTGGAGCAACAAGCTCTATGACGACATAAGAAGCTATGCAGTCTCTCAAGGCTTACCAAAAGAGGCTGTCGATCAGTACGTCGATCCAAATGTTATCAAGTTGATTAACAAGGCTCGACTATACGATGGCGGCAAACAGGTAGCTTTGACTAAGAAGAAAAAGACTGCTGCCAAAGCAAAGGTTCTTAGAACTAAGAAATCACCTGACAAGAACGCATCATCCAAGGCTACGGCTGAGAAAGCTAGGCAAAAGATGGTCGCTAATGGTGGGCGAGACTTAGATGATATAGCTGCTGCAATTCTTGGAAACTGGGAAGTAGAAAACCCATAAGTAACTGAAAAGGAACAATAAAGTGGCCATATATAAGACCTACGAACAAATTGGCTTAGCTGAAGATGTATCAAACATTATTAGCGACATAACTCCAACCGATACACCTATGTACAGCATGATCAAAGCAGAGAAAGTTCATGCTCGTCAGTATCAATACATGACGGATACTCTTGCCAGCCCGTCCTCAAACGCGCAGCTTGAGGGCTTCACAGCATCTGCTGGCACAGCCATCCCAACAGTGATGATCACTGGGAACACACAGATCCTACAAAAGACTTTCCAAGTTTCAGCCACCGCTGATGCTGTAAAGGCTTACGGTAGGGCTAAAGAGACTGCATACCAACTGTCTAAGGCATTGAAAGAAATCAAAAAAGACGTAGAATTTGCGTTTGTTGGTGCTTCCAATGCAACAGCGGCTGGTAACGCCACAACGGCTCGTGAAATGGCATCTGCTGATCAACTGATCGACGCATCAGTTTCGACAGATCAAGGAGCAAACGCCACAGATGCCCTCACAGAAGCCCAGATGCTTGTAAACATGCAAGCTGTCTATGAGGCAGG